TGGCCGAAGTCTCGGCCGAGATGGATCGGGCCGAGGACAAGCACGGTGACTACGCATTCGATGGTCGACTCATCGATGACCTCCAACTACTCGGCGGTCTGGGCGAGGAGTATGGCGAAGTCAGCCGAGCGCTCACGTACGACAAGGATCATGCGGGCGCGCTCCGCAAGGAATTGATCCAGCTCGCGGCTTCCGCTACGGCCTGGGCATCCACGCTCAACTCCCTGGATGAGCGAAGGGTCAACTACTGATGGCCGGCCTCCCGCGCGCAATCGTGGACCCGGCTGAGCATCGGTCCAAGCACCCGAACATCCTCATCTACGGACCGAGCGGAGTCGGAAAGACTCCCTGGATCATGCAACTTCCGGATCTCCTGGTGCTGAGCGTCGATCCGGAGGGAACCATCTCGGCGCGAACCTGGGGGAAGGGCACGAAGATCTGGCCCATACGCCGGTACCCGGATTTCGTGGCGGCCATGGAGTATCTGGAAAGGGGTGAGCACCCCTTCAAGTACGTCCTGGTGGACACCATCGGGACGCTCCAGACTCGTCTGCTCCGCGAGATCCTGGAGGCCGCGCACAAGATCAATCCGGCGAAGTACCATCGCGACATTCCCCAGATCCAGGACCATCAGCATTGGCAGCTCGTGCTGAAGCGGATCGTCATGGACTTGAACGACATGCCGATCACCGTCATCTGGACCGCCCACGAGATGCTGCGGGAGGACGCCAACGGGGACGAGATGACGTTGCCGCTACTTCCGGGCGGCAAGAACCAGTACGAGATCAGCATGTGGGTCCTGTCGATCATGCATGTGGTCGGCCGAGTCGGCGTGAAGTCCGTGGAGCTGAAGGGAGGCAATCTGCGATACGACCGTGGGGTGATCTTCGCGAACCGTCCGCCGGTTGTGGCACGGGACCGGACCGGGACTCTCCCAGAGTCCCTTCGCATCGCAGCCGGTCCGCGAATCGAGACCACCTTCAACGAGATCATGGACATGATCGAGGCCGGAGGCGAGGCTGCGCTGGAACGGGCGGAGGCGATGGTGGAAGCTCGCACCGACGATCCGGCCGACATCGAGGACCCATCCGAAGAGGGCGAGGCTCTTGGTTCCGTCCCGGACGGCGATGGAGACGAGACCACCCCGCCAGCACCACCTCGAAAGGCAACGAAGGCAACCAAGAGCCGGAAATTCAAGCCGGCAGATGAGGAGTAGGCAATGCCGAAGGCACGATGGGCAGTCCCGTCCGAAGAGCCGGAGGACGTCGAGAGCTATGACGTCTATGACGGTGAGAAGCCGCCGGCCGGCGTGTACGCGGTTCGGCTGACCCGGCTCACCGTGAAGGCCAACAAGAACGACGACCCGATGCTGAATGGCCTTCTGGTGGTCGCCGAGCCGAAGGGGAGCGCCAAGGCCCGGTACAACGGCTACCCCATCTGGTTCAACCAGAACGTCACCGAACAGGGCGCGCCGTACGTCAAGCAGTTCCTCGCTGCGCTCGGCATCACCTGGGCCGAGTTCCGGACCAAGACGGTGACCGAGGGCGACATGCCCGAGCGCAAGGGCGAGCCGGCGACTCGCATCATGAAGATCGGCTCCGTCAAGTTCAACGACGGGAACGAGCCGGCCCTACGAGTCGCCACCAAGGAGGACAGCTACAACAGCGCGCCGAAGCTCTCGGTGGTCCAGTTCATGAAGCCGCGCGACCAAGCGAACGAAGGGGACGACGCGGACGAGTCCGGTGACCCGGATGACGACGGTACCACCCCGGGCGGCAAGGCGCCCTTCTAGGGCGCCGAGCGGTCCTGTCGTCCGTGGCAGGGTCTCGGGACGTAGAGCGGCGACCCGAGGCCCTGCCAGTCCGTCTCGCTCCAAACTAGGGGGCACGCCGGTGTGTACGAGGATCGGTCGGAGAGTCTCGCTCCGCGCGCTCGCGCGTAGGCCCCCGCCCGCGAGGTTCAGGGCTCCAGTACCGCGAGAGAGTTGTGATCACTCCTACGCGCGTAGGAGTGATTGCGTTCCGCGTGAACTAGGGGTTGTTGTTTCCTCGCGGGCCGGGGCGCTCGCGCGTACGCGAGAGGCATGAGTATGGCCTGGTCATCAATGCCTCGCGCGCTCGCGCGAGAGCAACTCGCGCCAAGTCGGCCGGCCGTAGGCTTCCGGTCCCGCTAGTCAAGATCGCGGATTTCCGAGAGGGTGCATATAGATGAATGCCTCACAGCAACGCTGGACCCGGATCGACCCGGAGGACGGCACCACCCGGCTCGGACCCTCACCGTCGCAGAAGGAGTTGTGGGGGAATCTGATCACCGGCGACCCTGACCCGTACGGCTGGTACAACGGTTGGTGTCCTGTCATCGATCCGGGTGGCTCGGACCCAACTCGGCCGAGCGCCCAGTTCAACTTTCTGGCCGGAGCGTTCCGTTGCCTACATGAACCAAAGTGTCACGATCGACGGTCAACTTCTCTGAACAACCTTCTGGTCCTTCTTTCCCGGACCAGGAGTGAGTGACGCGCTCGCCCTGCTGGACGAAGACGAACGCGAGTTCATCGGTCCGCTTCTGTCTGCGAGTCGGCCGGGCAAGGGTGGGGAGTGGCGCGGATTTTGTCCGCGTCATGAGGACCCAAAGACATCGGGTAGTCCGAGCGCCTCATTCAATTTCAACCGGGACCTTTGGCACTGCATGGGTTGTAATGAGGGTGGGAAGATCACCACTCTCATCGCCGAGCTTCGAAGTGATCGCGATACAGACTCGGCCAATGTGGTCGACATCAAGTCTCGACAGAGGAAGGCCCGTGCCACCCCGCTCCCGACCCGCAGAAACCTGGAGGGATGGCACAATGTCCTCATGGGTGACGACAAGTTGCGGAAGATGCTCATGGATCGGCGCGGCTTCACTCGGGAGACCTTGAAGCGTTGGCTCATCGGTTGGAGCGCGGCTGACTCGCGTTACACCATCCCTGTGTTCTCCCCGGACGGCGAGCTACTCGCCGTGAAGCTCTATTGGCCGAACGCCAAGGCGCCCTCCCCCAAGATGTACTTCTGGGGCGAGGACAACGACACAACTCTGTTCAATGCAAAGGTGTTGAGCGAGACAGACAATGTGGTCTATACCGAGGGTGAGTTGGACTGCATACTCCTCTGCCAGAAGGGAATCCCGGCCGTTACCTCTACCGGGGGCGCCAAGGGATTCCAACCAGACTGGGCCCGCTCCTTCGAGGGCAAGAATGTTTGGATTACACCGGACGACGACGCGACCGGCGCTGAGGGAGCGGTTCGAACGGCCGAGATGTTGGAGGGCATAGCGGCATCGGCTCATATCGTCCAACTCGACACCGGCATCAAAGGCGGAGATGTCACCGACTACTTCATCAAGAATGAGGGGACAATTGAGGAGTTCCGCCGGTTGCTGGATCGGGCCGAAGAGTTCACGGCTGTCCCTCCTCCCCGCGAACCGCCTATGGAGGGACGACCAGTCTCCCTCGTCAGATCGCAAGACCCAGCGCTGAACGGTGAGCCGGTAGAGGTCACGGTGATGGTGTCTGGGAAGATCACCCCGCCCATCATGGCCCCGAAGAAGTTGGAGGCGACCTGTGATCGAAAGAAAGGTGAGGTCTGTAAGTTCTGCGTGATGTACCGATTTGGTGGCGAGCGCGAGGTGGAGATACCGAGCGACGATCCAACCTTGTTGGCGTACAACGGCGCTAATATCAACATGAGACAGGCGCTGATGGTCGAGGCGACCGGGGCGAAGTGCTCGACAAACATCAAGTTCGTTGTCAAGGAATCGACCGGCCTGGAGGAGTTGATCGTTACTCAATCGGTTGGGCACCGTACTGAAGGAGCCGAGCAACCGCTATCGCGCAAGGTGTTGAATGTTGGTACCTTCGAGACTGGAGTCAACTCCACCGTGAGGATCGTCGGGACGCAACGACCCGACCCACGCGACTCACGAGGCATCCTCCATGGTTGGAAGCTAACGCAAGTTGCCGTTGATATCGACACCTTTGTCTTGTCCGAAGAGGACCTGGACGAGTTGTCCGTATTCCAGAGGGAGTCGCACCAAACACCACTAGAGAAGTGTCTGGAGATCGCTGAGGACATGGCGGCCAATGTGACGGGTATCCGGGGCCGGCCGTACCTTCATGTTGGATATGATCTCGTCTGGCATTCTCTGCTTGGCTTTGAGATGTTGGGGAAGCCAGTGCCCAAAGGCTGGCTCGAAGCTCTCGTGATTGGTGACACCCGGACCGGCAAGAGTGACACAGCGCTCTACCTCTCGCAGCACTACAACTCCGGGATTGTCAAGAGCTGTGAGGGCGCGACGTTTGCCGGCCTCGTGGGTGGAGCTACCCAGACGCCGCAAGGGCGCGGTTGGATGATCACGTGGGGCACGATCCCGTTGCACGATCGACGGCTTGTGGTACTGGATGAGTTCTCTGGCATTAAGGACAAGGACATCATCGAGCAGATGTCCTCCATTCGATCGAGCGGAGTGGCCAGTCTTCAGAAGATCATCAGCGAGGAGACGTCAGCGCGGACTCGGTTGATCTGGATCTCCAATGACCCGGACGGGAAGCGGATGCCGGAGACGGACGGTATGGATGCTCTGCGCCGTCTCGTTCACCAGCCGGAGGACATTGCTCGCTTTGACTTCGCAATGGCGTTGTCCAATGCCGAGGTTCCGTCCTCGCTCATCAACTCCAAGGTCGTGACCCATCCGGAGAATGCCACATATACCTCGGAGCTGTGTGCGAAGCTCGTGTTGTGGGCCTGGTCCCGCCGGAGCGACGCTGTGCGTTGGCACAAAGGGAGCGACGACGCGATCATCGCCGCAGCTGAGGCGATGGGATCCAAATACGTCAGCACGCCACCTTTGGTGCAAGTAGAGAACATCCGTATGAAGTTGGCCCGGATCGCGGTAGCGCTCGCGGCTCGGACGTTCTCAACCGACCGGACCGGGGAGCGCGTCGTGGTGCGACCGGAGCACGTCCGCTCGGCCGTCGACTTCCTGGACGCGCTGTATGGATCG